AAGTCGAGAAGAAGAATGACAATTGATGATATATTGAGTAAGAAGCAGTTCAGTGAACTAGTAGTAGCTACTGCTAAAGAGAAACGCATGTCACATCTTGATGCTGTATTGCATCTGTGTCAAGAACGTATGATTGATCCATTAGATGTTGGTCCTCTTATCTCTGCACCACTGAAAGCACGTATAGAAGCAGAAGCGATTGCCGACAAACTCATTACAGGACATAATACACTACCACTATGATTATGATTAAGCCGTATGATGCATACTCGTATTACATGGCAATCAAACTACATTTTGAACGTGATAGTTATGATGCTTTGAAATACAACTTTAAGAGTTCTGCTACTCCTAAATCGTTTATGACTCGCAAGGATAAATATCACTTTGCGAAGATAGCTAAGAAGTTCGCAGACTCTGCCGAACTAGTCTCATATTATGTATCTAACTTTGTTCGTGGCTCAAAGTGGGTCGGCGATATGTTAGAACATGGAGACGAAAACTACAACACTTGGAAACGTTATTCCGAGTCAATGACATATAGATTTACTAGTGACATAGATGTTCTAGTTGACTATATACAAGGTAAGGGATTAAAGTTTGACGACTTGTTCCTTATTACTGAGGACGGTGGATCACATCCCCCGATAATCAGAATGCTTCTTCAAGAGGACGTATCGCTGGAAACAGTTGTATTACTCGACAAGATGCTTGGTTTTACCAAAAGATTCGATAAGACTATCACAGAAACACTTGTGTGGCCAGATTTGTCAATGCGAATCCGAAAGTATAAACCGTTTGTGAACGCAGACTTGGTCGCACTCAAAAAAATAGTGCTAAATAAGTTTGCATAATTTGCGATACTGTGTTATAATAATTGTTCAAAATCTGTATATAAAGGAAAATACAAATGTCATTCAGTGCTTTAAAGAAAAATCGTTCCGCATCCATCGAGAAATTGGTTGCATCCGCACAAGCCATCTCTGGTGGTGAAGGTGGTAAAGGAGCGAACGCAGACGATCATGTCTGGAAGGCTACAGTAGATAAAGCTGGTAACGGTTACGCCGTACTGCGATTCTTGCCTGCTCCCGAAGGTGAAGATGTGCCATGGGCACGCTTCTGGGATCATGGGTTCCAAGGTCCTACTGGTAAATGGTACATCGAGAACTCTCTCACCACGATTGGTCAACCCGATCCTGTATCAGAACTCAACTCTAAGTTGTGGAACTCTGGTATCGAGTCTGACAAAGACCAAGTCCGTAAACAAAAACGCCGTCAACACTTCGCCGCTAACGTTCTAGTGATCTCTGATCCTGGCAATCCTGCGAACGAAGGTCGTGTGATGTTGTTCAAGTTTGGTAAGAAGATCTTTGATAAGATCATGGATGTAATGCAACCACAATTCCAAGACGAAGAACCGATGAATCCGTTCGACTTCTGGGAAGGTGCAGACTTCAAATTGAAGATCCGTCAAGTTGAAGGATACCGTAACTACGACAAATCTGAATTCTCATCTCCTGCTCCATTGTTGGGTGGTGACGATGACAAGTTGGAAGAAGTCTACGGCAAGTTGCACTCACTGGCGCAGTTCACCGATCCTAAGAACTTCAAGTCTTATGATGAACTGTCACGTAAATTGAATATGGTATTGGGTGGATCATCTGCTCCAATGCGTTCTGCAGAGGCTATGATGGAAGAGCAAGATGCTCCTCAAGTCGCTCGAGTAGAATCCGCTCCTGTTCAACGTACTGCACATGCACCAGTACAAGCGTCAGACGCCGGCGACGAAGATGAAGATACAATGAGTTTCTTCAGTAAGTTGGCGCAAGAATCATAATCTAGATTTCACGCTTAGAAAAGGGGACCTTGTGTCCCCTTTTTTATTTTAGCAGTTATACTCTCTCTTATTCTGCATTATTGAAACCGAATGGCGCTGTAGGAGGAGTAAAATCTGAACTGTATTTACCTGCACCCAATTTGACTCTGGGATTCTCAATATATCCGTTGAATCCGTTACTAACAGTAAGGTTACTACTAGTAATACCTCCAATTGTCATTGCAGAATACAGAGTACTTTGATCCTGAATGAATCTCCTTTGAGTTGTTGTACTAGCTACTTGAATACCGTTTACAAACATCCTGGTTGTAGTACCTACCCTTGATGATGCGATATGTGTCCACTCATTTATAGGAATAGAACCACCAGAAACAACCACTGTATTTAACCCAAGTCTCATCTCAGCTAAAGTTCCGTTTATAACTAGTCTTGGCCCAGAACTAGAACCTACTCCACAGACCACTTGTAGACCGGAAACAGAAAGAGGATATATCCAGGCTTCAATGGTATATTCATTGTCTCGCCACTCGCCCATACGAATCCAGGTTGATTGAAAGAAAGTCGTACCATCAAAATACATGGAATAGTCGCCATGTTTTGTTATTGAGTTTGATACTACCGCAGTTCCTCTTAAATTTTGCATGCCGGCCGAATCTATAATACCAGCTTTGTTAAAATTAAGCAGAACCTCCGTACCAGCTACCTCAGTCAATTTTTGAGTTGGGGGAGTAAAATCTGTGGTATATACTGAGTTTCCGACCACCAATCGGAAATCTGACATGTATCCTGTAAATGGTTCCCAAGAAGACTCACTACTGTCTTTAAACAAACGTAATGACATTGCAGAGTTGAAGTCATAAGTATCAGCTGCAGAGCTACGAGCGACGCCATTTACATACAAAGTTCTGGTGCCGTTATGTCTACACAATGCAAAGTGATACCACTTTCCATAAGTCTGAGCGAGAACCTGATCATATTTAACAGTGTCAGAGAATCTATTTGGGAGTGTGCCGGTTGGATAATTTCCACTCTGATTGACGAACGCACCACCTTCATATCCAAGCGAAATGACATTCCTTGTACTGTTAACTGCATTTGAAGCTAAACAGAATATCATAGGTGAGTCATTGGTGGTGGCTATATTTTCTTTCTGTAAATATACCCAACATTCTACAGTATAATCTTGTGTACCAATTGATATATCTGGATTTGTCTCAAGACGTACACAATTAGTAGTGCTACGATTTGGTAAGTGAACTGAACCGGAATGTATATCTGGATCATATTCAGCTTCCGGAGAATATGGTGAGAACGCAATGGAAGTCCCCGCATAATCACCACTTTTATCTATATCACTACCATCATACTGATCAGTTCTAGTATTATCTCTAGCACTCAACAAAAATTGTGTTCCTGTAATATTTTCCAACGGTGCAGTGGGTACATCGAAGTTATTGGTGTAAACTGCTGTTCCTACCACCCAACGAACATCTGTCATGTATGAACTGTTCTGTCCATTGTAAGAACCAAATATGTAATGACCATCGCCTAATGTTCTTCTTAAATTAAGCGTAGAAGATGTACTTGATTTTAAAACACCATTTAGAAATATTCTAATAGTACCAGATTGTCTTGAGATAGCATAATGATTCCATAGTCTTGTGTTTGTTACTGTATTGCTTCCGGATTCTGCTATTTGAGTAGTGTCATTAAGAATGGTAAGTTTTTTCTGTATATTTTTTATTACAATAACATTACTTAAATTAAATAAGATGCTACCACCTTCAGAGTTAGAGGGAGCGGTATCCATATACCAACATTCAAAGGTAAAGTCTCCCGTTCCTGGATATAGTCTGGAATAATTAGAAGGGTACTGTTTTTGTATTGTGTAGCTGCTGCCATAGGTATGATAGGAATACAACCCAGGATAATATGGAGAAACTGCTCCTAAACCAGAAAGGGAATCTGAAACAGTGCCAACTCTATTAATAAACACAGGCCTACTACTGGTTCTATCATCTGTAGTTATATTCAATGGGTCAATCGAAACAGTAGAAGAAGCCTTTACCAACATCTGATTGTAAATATATGTTGTATCTAGTGCTACAAATTCCAAAGTAAACAAACTAGCGGATGTATCAATATTAACTCCGTCAGATGCTGTAAATGTTAATCCGAATGTAGCTGCAGTACTACCAGGAGTAATTGTAAACACTCCTCCCTCATTGGTGATAGCCGTATCCTCTAA